CGGAATAGGTCCTGCTAAAGGTTATGAAGCGCAGATAGCTAAAGCAGCTAAAGATAATTTAAATTATGATATAAAAATTATTGCAGCTGATGCCTTCAAAGGTAAACCTAGTAACTTTCTATTAACACAAATTGAAGAGTTATTACCTACTGGTTTTGCTGGTGACCCAAATGCAGCAGCAAAATATGGAGTAATACAATCAAATTTTAAATCTAGATTAACAGAATTAGATGATGAAGTTGGTATTGCAAAAAAAGGTAGTAAAACTCAATTAGACTTAATAAAGCAAAGAGCAAATGTTAAACACATTATTAAAAGACTAGATACAGTTATGAATGCTTTTACAGGCAAAACACCAACTAAAGCTGAATCTTTATACAATATTACAGGAATACAACCAGGAATGGAACTGCCTACAGATGAAGAATCTTTAGATGCTTTTGCCCTAGAATGGAAAAAAACAACAGGTTTAGAGGATGATTTAAACTAATGGCAAATATACAAGACATAAGAGAACTTGACGAAGCAGAAAAACAAAATAGCGAGCTTAGATTTGGCCAAAGCCAACAAGATGCTCTTAACTTATATAAACGCATGGGTTCATCTTTATTGCAATCAGGAAAAATTACAGACGAAGAATATTATTCAGGTGTTAGAACGCAAGCTATAGAGTTAGGACTTTTAGACCCTAATGAATATCCTGACCAACTACCTGACTGGGCAAAACCAGCAATGTCTATAAGTGGCGCTGTAGGTGGGAGTATGCTTGCCGTAGGAATGGCCCCCTTTACAGGAGGAGCTAGTTTATTGTTAGCTTCATCTGTAGGAGCTGGAGCTGGAGCAGCTGGAGCTGAATATGCTTATAGGTTTGCACAAGATTTCTTTTCAGACCAATCTATACCTTTAGCTGACTGGGAAGAAATAGAAAAAAAAGCAGGAAAAGAAGCGCTTGTAACTGGCGGACTAACTGTAGGAATAGGAGCGGCTTTGCCAGCTATAGGAGCGGCTTTAAAAGGAGCAGGTTCTATTACTAACATAGGAATAGGAAGGCTAAGAGGACTTACCCCTGAACAAAGAGCAGCGGCAGGAGAGAAAGCAGGATTTTTAAAAGATAAATTTGGTAGATTTATGGGAGAAAACAATCTATTTGAAATAGAATTAGCAAAACAGGCAGCCGCACAAGGAATAAGATTACCATATTCCGTAGTGTCTCATCCTACTTTTAGGTCATTACATGAAGCAACATCAAAAATACCTCTTTTTTCAGGACCATCTAAAGAAGCTAATAAAAGATTTGTAGATGATTTAACAAAAAGAATAGTAGAAGGGGTAAAGCAAGGAGAAACTCCTCAACAAATTAAAGCTGCATTGACTAATAACTTTGCAATAAACACAAGAACAGGACAGTTTGAAAGACTAAGTAATTTAGGTAAATACGAAAAAGACTATGTAACAACTGCACAAGTATTAAAAAGAGCAGATGTTTTAAATAAAAAAGTAATAAGAGACGAAAATAGATTAAATTCTTTTGTTAACAGCACAATTGGCCAAACAGGAAACTCTGTATTTTTAAAAGGATTTTTATCTAACAGTCAACAAATGGGCAATGCAGTAAAATTTGCAGATTCAGCTAGTAAAAACGAATTTTCATCTTTATTAAAATCTTTAGAAAATAGTCAAGGTGTTGTAAGAACAGGTGTTTTAAAAAAATATGAAGATGTTTTAAGAAGAACTGAAAATAAATTAATAAAAATGTCAGGTTCAGGGGATGTAACTGAAAAATATTACTTGCAATTTAAAGCAGCCAAAGATGCTTTTTATGATGATATAGGAATTGCAATGAGAAGAAGCGCTCCTGGTGCTGCTGATGACTATGCTCGTTTAGTTGCAGCTAGAAATAGTTCATCACAATCTCAAAAAGAATTTTTAGATAATGCAAACACATTTGGATATATAGATTCTTTTAACAATGTAGTAAGAAACGCAAATTCAAAAGAAATGGCAAGCTTAGTTCAAGCATTGAAAAAAACAAGCGGGCCGCAAATAATGAAAGGAGATGATGTTCTTCCTTTTCCTGGTTTAACAGAATTGTCTATGGCCAAAAATATGCAAAAATCTGCAAAAAAAACAGCTTCTTTTGACAGAATAGTAGATGATTTATTTAAATCATCTAATGCAGCAAAACACCAAAACTTTAAAAAACTAGTAGGTGATACACAATACAACAGATTAGCTCAAAATGAATTTGAAGATATTGTAGAAGGAAGTTTAGCTAAATTTATTAACGGGCAAGCTGATGACGGGTTAGAGTTTTTTTCAAAACAAATAGGTCTTGGTACTGGAAAACAAGCTGCTCAAAAAGCACAAAGAATGAAAAACATAATTAGCAATGGAAAGTTTAATTTTGATTACAATGACTTAAAAGCATTAGGAGAAATATTTGAAGTTGCCCCAACTATTCCAGGCATGAACCAATTTATACAAAGGTCTGCTGCTTTAAGATTTGCTAATGGCATAAGTGCTGGAGGATTTTTAGGAGCTGCTGGAATATCAGGCGGGGCTTTTGCTTTAGGAGGAATCCCAGCTGCACTCTTATCAGGAGGATTTATGTGGGGATTTAATTCTATAATGGCTAAACCTTACATTAAAAATCAATTTAGAGAAGCAATGAAAGCAACAGGCAAAGATGGACTTGCAAAAAAACAAGCTTTTATGCAAACCATGAATGAGTACCTTTCCCCATTTTATAGAGGACATGCGGCAGCATATAATAAATATGCATCAGCTCCAAATTTTCCAAAAATACCTGTAGTAAATCAATCTATTATAGAAGCCGTAGATGATGAATTATTTGAGGATATAGAATGATACCGATGGAACTGCTATCAATGCTGGCTTCGACTGTTCTAGGCGGAGTGCTTTCTATTATGGCACAGAAAGGCAAAGATGCAGCAGACCAACAAAAAATGCTTATGCAACGAGCTGAGTTTGCAGCACAACAAGTAGATAAAGCAAGAGAAGTTACTGACGCATTTACAAAAAACACCAGAAGATGGATAGCTTTAATAGCTGTTGTATCTATATTAGTCATACCAAAGTTAGCACCATTTATAGACCCGTCAATGCCTATCTACGTAGGTTACACAGAAACAATACAACAAGGATTTTGGATATTTGCAAGTGATGTGGACATGACACAATGGAAACCTATGACAGGATTAGTAATTACACCACTAGATACACATGTAGTTAGTAGTATTATTGGCTTGTATTTTGGTGGCTCATTAGTGAGAAGATAATGGTAGCTAAAAGATATCAAAGCAAAACAGGTGGTTTAAACGAAGCAGGTAGAAAATTCTTTAAAAGAACTACTGGTGCTAAATTAAAACGCCCTGTAACAGGTAAAGTTAAACCAGGTTCTAAAGCTGCAGGAAGAAGAAAAAGTTTTTGTGCAAGAATGGGTGGTGTTAAAGGCCCTATGGTAAAAAATGGAAAGCCAACAAGAAAGGCATTGGCGTTAAGAAAATGGAAATGTTAATGAACAAAATTTATTTAGCTTTAATTTTATTAATTATAATTATACTAGGTTATACAATAGAAGATGCAGTATCAGATGTCACATCGAGTGGGGCTACAACAAATACTCAATCCAATAATGCGGGAAGCAATACTGCTATCACGGGCGGATACGAATCTAGCACTACCTATCAGTCAGGTTCTAGTTCTAACAGCACAACCAACAATGAAACCAATAATAATTCTAATCAGAAAACTGCAGTAGCAACTAGTAGCGCACCTGCTATGTCAGTTTATGGCCAAGATAGTTGTGTTATACCCTTGGCAGCAGGGGTAACTCTCATTGGGTTTAGCGGCTCATTTGGAAGTTACATGAAAGATTCTGATTGTACTTTAAGAAAGCAAGCTAAACTACTTAATGGTTTAGGTATGAAGGTCGCAGCAATATCATTGATGTGCCAAGATAAAAATGTATTTGAAGCTATGATGAATGCAGGTACACCTTGTCCTTATCAAGGTCTTATAGGTGAAGCAGCAAGAGAAGCATGGCTTAAACAAAAAGAACCTACAAACGATAAAGTAGAACAATACAGAAAATATAAAAACAGTTTAAGAAAATGAAATACCTAATACCTTTGCTGTTTCCTTTAGCTGTTTATGCAGATACAACAGGTAACCTAATTACTAACGGCACATTTGACAATGGCAATACAGGATGGACTACATCAGGTGATGCACAAGTTATAGGCGATTGCTGTCCTGGTGGACATGACTTTGAGTTCGGAGACAACGGAAGCATAACACAAGATTTTAATTTGTATTCGGACACAATAACACAACCTATGCTAGATAATGGCATAACCTTAAACAGCACAACAGAGTGGCAGAATGGTGAAGGTGGTGAAGGTGGATGGGCTCCTAACAGAGGAAACGCTGATAGCTTTACAGTAAGACTTCAGATAAAAGATGAATTTGGCAATGTACTTGCAACCACAACACAGACTCGTACAGATGTTACAGGTATAAATGGAGTAGACTTTACAGATACACTTACCTACACAGGCATAGGAAGTAACATAGGAAACATATATCTAAGTGGTCAAGATGCTGCTGCTCCCGCTAATCTCGGTGGGCCTAATGTAGATAATATATCAGTTACTATGACATATGACCCTGTTGTTTTGACTATGCAACAAACACAAGAGATTGCTGCAATATTTGAAGAAATAGAAGAAGTTTTTACACAAGAAGAATTTGCTCAAATAGAAGAATTAGTTTTTGAAGAAATATTTTTAGAGCCTATGGTTCTAGAAGAAATGCCTATAGAAATATTAGAAGAAATGCCTTTGCTTACAGTCGAAGAACAGTTTGTAGAAGAAACAATTGTGCTTGCTCCTGTAATGATGGAAGAAGAAATTATAGAAGAAACTATTGAAATTATAGAAGAACCTACTATAGAAGAATCTACAGTAGAAATTTTATCAGAACCTGAAACAATAGTAGAGGAAACTGTAGAAATTATCGAAGAAGTTTTTGAAGAAGTTATCGCTGAAGCTCCTATCGAAGAATTAGTAGAAGAACCTGTGGAGGAAATAAATGAAACAGAAGTTGTCGAAGAAACAGAAAGAGATACAGACACTAATGAAAGTAACGGAGATATTGTCGCAGAAGAAAGAGAAGTCGATAACGAGAGTAGGAGTCTTGAAACCGAACTAACAGTAGAAGAAATATCTATTAAGGTAGCAGACAAAATTAAAACAATAGATGGTCAGCTTAAAGCAACACAAATGATAGTTGCAAAAGTTATGGCTAGAGATAACAAGATAGCTTCTTACTCACAAGTAAACACAGACATTTTTATACAACCTGAATTACAAAGTATTAATATAGGCACATACACAAACAACACCTATGTTGATATTAGAAACATTTACCCAAACCAAACTTACGAGGACAAATTATGGACATCAAGACAATAGCAACAGGCATAGGTATCGTAATAACTATTGCGTCTTTATTTGTATTTCAAGGGCAACTTATACAAAGAGTAGAAGTCTTAGAAGCAAGAACAATACCTAACATTGCCCCATTAGAAAAAGAATTATCAGTATTACAAACTCAAGTAGAGGAAATAAAAGCTAGAAATAGCAATCCTTTAATGAGATGATAAAAATAATTANGTTCTTATTAGGGAATATAAGAACTAAATATCTAAGACCTGAGATATCAGTCTTAGAGTTTATACTAATATTAGTTATGACTTACTACATTTTAGAATGGTTGTATACATAAACTAATAGGAGGTAACTATGAGTGCAAATATACCTTATACAAAAAGGGAAATGCAAATCATCAAAGCAATCCATGCTATAGACCCAAGCGCAATAATCAGCATAAAGAGTCAGATAAAAAGTAGAACTGACTATAAGTATGGTGGTGTTGTGTTCTTAAATTGTGAACCGATAACTTGGGATGAAGTTATGGATAAAATAGATGAAGAAAAAACAAGACCTTATTAATCGTCCTGCTCACTATACCAAAGGCATAGAGACGATAGAATACATCAGGTCATGGGATATGGATTATGTTCGTGGGAACATCGTAAAATATGTTACTCGATTTCCATACAAAGGAACTCCTATACAAGATTTAGAAAAAGCTAAATGGTATCTCGAATACCTTATAAAGCAGGAAAAAAATAAATGACCATACATAATAATGGTGGCAACCTTAGTAGAGTTGGCATTATACAAAGAGATGAAGATGGTAATGCTTTACGTTGCCCTCATTGTAAGTCTGAGCATATAATTAAAAACGGACACGATGGTTCTGAAAAAAGAGTAAAGAGATGGAAGTGTAAAACTTGTGGTAAAAAAACAAGTCATCCTGAAGTAATGAAAAATTACGAACTAGAAGAAGCTGAGAATCTTGATTGGTCTACAGAAGAATTAATCAATGCAAGAACAGAAGTATTCAAAAGAAAAGAAGCAAGAGAAAATTCTGAAAAGTTTATTAATATAAAGATTAACGATAAGAAACCTATAGGTCTTTATATACAAGGCGACCCTCATGTAGATGATGATGGTTGTGATTGGGTATCTCTTAGAAAACACATAGATATAGTCAATGCTACTGATGGNATGTANGCTTGTTCTGTTGGAGATTTATCTAACAACTGGGCTAGACGTGGTAAGTTAGCAGGNTTATGGGCAGACCANACTACTAATGGCGAACAGCAATGGCAGTTAGTAGAGTGGNTAGTAGAAGCTACACCTTATATATTTATAGTAGCAGGAAACCATGATATGTGGGCTATGGANGGNGANCCAATTAACTGGATGTGTAAACCTCTAAAGACTGTATACTCTAACCACAACGCAAGACTTAAAATTAAATTACCAAAACACGAAATTAAAGTGAACTGTTCTCATAACTTTAGAGGACACTCAATGTACAATACAGCTCATGGTATTGTTAAACACGCATTGTTCAATGCAAGAGACCACTTACTTATAGCGGGTCATACTCATGTCTCAGGATATAGTCCGATTAAAGATGCAAACTCGGATAAAATTATGCACTGCGTACAAGTTGGCTCGTACAAGAAATACGATAACTTTGCAAGACAATTAAACCTGCCATGTAAGATGATGTCAGCTTGTGCTGTTGCAGTATTTAACACAGAATTAACAGAAGACCATCCAGACTTTATTAAAATATTCTGGGAAGTCGAAGAAGGGGCAGATTATCTTAATTATCTTAGAAGCAAAAAATGAAACCAAAGTTAGTAATAATAAACTGGGAAGATGCAATAACACCAACCTCTGGGTGGACAAACATAAANGATATAGATAATGACTTAGCTGATTGTATATCAATAGGTTTAGTTATTGAAGAGAACGATAAAACGATTACACTTGTATCTCACATCTCAGGAAGTGATACGCAAGTAGATATAGATGGTAGTTTAGTATTGGATAAGTCTTGGATTAAATATAGAAAAGATTTACCATTACCAAAAGAGACAATAAATAAATTAAAAAAATGGTTATTGGAGAATGCAGATGCCCAAAAGAATAGATAGAGAAAGAGAATTAAAATTTATAGAATATTACACAGAAGGTGAGACCGCAGGCAATGCCAGTAAGTCAGCAGCCAAAGCAGGATGGAAAGAAGATTCTAGGCAGATGGGATACTATCTTAAGAACAAATATGTTGCTGAGATAAAACAAAAGAACGAAGAGCGCATATCATCTACATCAGGTCTTGCAATATCTGTTTTACAAAACCTATTACACTCAGACCAAGACAATGTTAGATTAAATACAGCTAAACTTGTTTTAGAAATGGGTGGGTTCAGTTCTCAGAATATAAATCTCAATGTAGAGAAAGGACAAAACAAAACTGATGAGGAGCTAATCGAAGAACTACAAGGTCTAGTTACTAAGATTCCTGCACTCAAGCCTAAATTAGCTATGATTCAGGACAACACAGAGGAAGAAACAACTGACACCTCTGATAATAGCCCTGAGACAGACGAGAAAAGAGTTACACATTAGCAGGGTACTTTGGTATCACCTACCTTAATTAAATTGGATTATGGCGATTCTAGGGCTACTTTTTTAGAGAGATTGGGAGTAAATTATCCCAAAACTTAAAATTGCCATTCCAATGCTATTCACAAAGATTAAAGCATTATCTTTTGTCTTCACACCTACAACCAGCCAACCTAAAACACCAAAAAATTGAACATAAAGATTTAATGGATAAATATTAAATGATGTTAAAACTAGCCCGCAAGATAAAATTAGGGAACTAGCCCATTTTATTTTATTCATCGCCTATTTTAGATAGAGCGCTTATCTCAATATTTTTTATAAACTCTAATGTTTTAAGATAGGGTCTTTTAAACTTTTCATATTCTTCTTTAGTTATCCCAATCAACTCAGGCCTGTTATCATTGTCGTAAATAAATTGACCAGTACCTTCGCAATGATTGCACTTATCAATACTACTCTTTGTTTTAATTACCCCCTGGCCTTTACAGAAAGGACAAGCAGTAATTATTGTTTCTCTTAGTGCAAGATTAATAAAGTTTCTAATCAAGTATCTGTCTTTTCTTATTTCATCTGCTGATATATATTTAAGAAAGATGTTACAAACTTCTTCGTAAACATCATCAAATATTAATGACCTTGAATAAGTATTATCACAATACTTGGCCATTAAAAAATCGTATTCTTTATTATCCAAACCCCTAGTTCCTAAAAAGTGTGATATGTCTTCAGATGTTATTGCATCGTGGTTTGTAGATGATACCTCATAATTCATTGATTTAGCAGTTAAAAGTGTTAATAATTCAGCTTTCATTCTTTCTCTCCTTTAATCTTTTCTTTTCTGTTTCGGAACGAGATGTAATGTGTTGTAAATATTTTTTTCCTTCCTTTCGATATCTCTCAATCATGTACACTTGCATGGCATAAGAAACGCCCCAAGGAAAACTACTATCACTTTCCTGATGTGGCTTAGGTAAACTATCTTCTATCTTATATAGTATACTTCTTTCTTCGTTAGTAAACCTATTAGATGATTTAACAAGAGCATGCCAATAAATCCTTTCATTACTAATTCCATTCTTAGCCCAATACTTTTTACTCATCAGTTTTCCATATTCTATATTTTTCTCTAGCTAATGTTCTGAATTTACATGGTATGTTTTTCTTCCATGCATATTTTCTAACAGAATCTACTATATTGTAATCATTAACTACAAATGAATCGCCATACTTCATATTCATAAAAGCATCTACATATTCTTTATACTTCCACGGCCTACCCGTAACTGATGTAGGCGCAGGAATATCAGTATCTATTACTATCTTCTCCATTTACCTTGCCTCAATAAAAATTCTTGGAAATCATCCATTTCAAATTCATCCTTATGTATCTTTCTAGATTTTTTGTGGTCAGGAACTCTTTGCTCATTTATTCTTTTTTCTACAGGCATCCCATGCAAGATGGGCAAACAATCCTGTGGCCTTTTTACAATAAAATACCACTTATGAAACTTCTTTCTAAACTCATACATACCTTCTGTAATAAAATTACTTTCCACTAAAAACTTAAACATAGCAACTCTTCCATTATAATTGCAAATTATATCTATAAGGCAATCCTCCCCTTTAGTGAAATGAACTATAACACCTTTATCAGTTAAGTTTTTCTTAACAGCTTTCTTTAAATTCTCGAAGTAAGTCTTCTTGTCTACCATATTTTTCTTCCCATACTTTAGTTCCTAAAGCGTGTATACCCTCTCCTCCTTGATGATGGTGATGACAGAGTGGAATAAATTCCTTGTTCTTCAACGCCATTCCTGCACCTGTAATGTGATGAATACAGGGCTGAGTATACACACCATATTTTTTTTTACATACAATACATCCATACTCTACAGCTTGTTTATATGCCTGCTGTGTAGCTTTGTTTGGCTTTTTAGCCATTGGCAAAGAAATTTATAACATCTTTTATATTAACAAGCATACCTTTAGATGTATTTTCATCTCCACCTTCTATAACTTTACCTTTCCTTGCTATTTTTTTCATGTCTTCTATAGGAACAGTCAAAGTAAAACATAACTTATTTCCTTTATAAAACGACACAACCCAATGTTCAGCGTGTGTTGTAGCAATACCGCTAGGCTTGCCTCTAGACTCAAACTCTACAAACATATTGCCAGTCTTGGCCCATTGGTCTCTCTCAGCTTTACATTCAGTCTTACCTTCAATCAAATCATGCATTACTTTCCCGTAAAACTTTTCAGAAACTATTCCAAAATTTAAATCATATTTAAAATCGTTATTGTGTTTCATTTTATCTCCTAAAAATCAACGAATCTTAATTTTAAAGATTTTGTTGTTTTAAAATTATATATTTTTTGCAACAATAGCAAGTAATCTTCGGTTCTGCTGCAATCTACTAACTTAGTCGACTGATAGTCAATTTTATTTAAAAATCTTTTATGACTATATTTTTCATTAGATAACAAATGAAGCATAGCCATTACAAAATTAGTCCTTTTATATCCTTCATAGTAACGCTGTAAGTCTGATATAACTTGTGCATTATAAATAGCCTGTTCATAATTTTTAACTTTAAAACTACCATCTCTAAAACCTTCATTAGCGCCATGACTTGCTGAACAAGTATTTGATAATAAAGCCCATGTTTCTGAATGGCCAAAGCCCCACTTATCTTTAAATTTTTTATATCTTAAATATTCTTCATACCCGAGTTCGCAATACCCGTTCATAAAGTCATCTAAAGACCAGTTTTTTGTATTAGCATTGAGCCTTTGTATATCTTTTAAACCCAATCCTTGTTTTACAATAAAGTAAACAGGAAGATTTAAAAACCTTGCGGCAGCTAATCTATGTTGGCCATCAATAAGTTGATAACTTCCTCCTCTTTTTTGATTTGTAATTATAGGAACAGGAATATAGCTTTCTTTCATAGATTTAATGAGCTTTTTGACATGAGCTTCATTTATTATTCTGTTACCTTTAACGCTTACAAAGATATCATAATCATATGTTATCCTTATTGTATTATCTTGTTTTATATTTTTAAGTTTATGTTTCATATTTTTTCCTTTTTTTGTTAATTATCCTAACTCGCCATAAAGTTTCTTTTCTCCTCTAAGGTTAGCTGAATTCGTTCTAAATAAATTACAAGCAGTTTCGATGCTGCTGATATGGTGGCGCAAAGACAAATACTTTTTCTTCTGTTCTTTAATTAAAGGTATGTATTTAATTACGCTTTTATGGCTCTCGGCCATTGATTCTCTATCTCTTACAGTAAGGCCTTGGCCTTTAGTTTCTAAAAATACTGTAGCCTTAGTTATCTTATGCATAGATTCTAGATATTGATATTGACTCTCAGCCTCTGCAAGCTCAACACCTTTTTCTCTAATCTCTATAACTGCTTTTTCTAGTTCTTGCTCGCCCAGTCTTATCATATTAATCTACTCTCAATATATTTTATAGAGAACCTCTCTTTATCATTAGCTGTAAAGACTTTAGAGTCCAAGCCGTAACGATGTCGCACAGAATTAATCTCATTGCAATAACAATTCCACTCTTGATTTATATTATCTCTATGCTCATCTATAAAATCATTTTTTGCTGTCATCTTTTTTATCCTTTTGTTTTTTGTTTTTTCTAAATATTTCGTCAAAGTTTTTTCTAAACTTTTCAGTATCTACAGGCCTATATCTATCGCCTTTTCCTGCTTGTATCATTGCTTATTACCTATTAATTTAGTTTTTAACCTGTTGGGTAAAGCGGCAAAAGTCTCCCTGCTACCTTCTTCTAAATATAACTGTACAAACTTCTCTTCCAGTTTCTTAGTTTGGTATTCAGGCAACTTATGCATCTTAAGGCCACCTAATCTGTTATATATAGCTACCGCTTTTTTATCTTTTACATCTTTGCGCTTGAAGAAATCATTAAACATTTCTCTTATAACTGACTCAGATGTCTGTAAGAATTTAGTTAGATGACATATTTGTGGTTTCCACTCGCCATCATTGGTTTCACAATGCAACAAAAGGGCCGACATACAATCATCTAAAGAATACTTTTGTAAACTAAGCCAAAACATACCACGCTGTACATTATTTATCTTAGCTTGTTTAGGATAGGTATTCTCAATCACATCCATAAATGCACTAAACTCTCTCTGATTCATCTTTTTTAGACTCCCGTATTTTTTCTATTTCCTGACTTTCTTCATGCATTTCTTTATATATATTACCAATAGACTTATCAGCACAAAGCTTCAATGTATTACAATAATCAATTATTGTGTCTAAAGTTTTAGCTGCTGACTTACTGGCATTGCCTGTGGGATATCCCCCATGCTGATATGTTTTTTTAAGCTCATTGCATTTCTCGATTACCATTTGAAACCCATTTTTTGCACCTTGGTGTAAATCTAAACTCATTTTGTACCTCTGTTAAATTTTACTATCTAAATATTTATGGAAGACCCAGTTACCCTCTGATGAAACATCTATTGCCGTTCCATCTTTAAGAACTTTCAGCACTCTATATTGAGACTGGTCTTCATCCTGCTCACAAAAAATATGTCTATTAGTATCCATATTATCTGCACTTACTGTTTCTACTTTTTCCCATATATCTACTTTCATTTTGTCTCTCACTTTGTTATTTAGTGTCATTATATATGTGATTAATTGCATAATCAACTTGTTTTTAAAATTATTTATGATTATAATATGGACATGAAAAACAATATGGAGGTCAATATGACACAAAACACATATCAGGAGGTATCTGACACTTTATCTAAGGTAGATATAACAGGTATGGTCGAAACCAAAGGCAAATATTCGTACTTGCCATGGGCTTACGCAGACCAAATCATGTTACATTTTTACCCTGAGTATCAAGTAAAATGGTTAGCCCCTGAAAAATATGAAGATGGCACAATGTTACTTAAATGTATAGTACATATAGGTAATTTACATAAAGAAACCTTTTTGCCTGTCTATGATAATAGTTATAACGCTATTTCTAACCCAAATGCCAGCGATATCCAAGACAATATGCAGCGTTGCATGGTCAAGGCTTTTGCTAAATTTGGCCTAGGTTTGTCTTTGTATCAAAATGGTTCACCAAAGCCTAACAAGCTACCATTTTTACCACAAGAAGAAACCAAAGTAAGTGATGACAATCTTGTTGCGATACAAAATGCAAAAGACAAAGAAAAAGAAATAGAAAATCAACTAAAAACTGGAGGTATAAAAGATGGAAGAACTGATGAAAAACAATTCGGTAAAGTCCTACAATCTTCGTAGTTCTAACTTTAAAGCATATGCTTTTGGTATGGACACAAAGCGTGAAGAGCAATTACAACTTGACCTTAAAGGCGAGCAAAAACCTATCCCACAAGAGATGATGTGCTATGTCGACTATGGCGTAGAGCATGAAACCTGCGGTATCGGCAAATGGATATTAGTTAACAAGATGGCTGCCAGGAATTATGGCGATAATCAGCAAAACTATATTATCCAGGACTGGCTAAACCTAAGAGAAGATACTGTTGTAGATATCAGTACAACGCCCGATGGCATATCCAAGGATGAGTCAACGCTAATCGAGGTCAAGTGCAGCAATATGGGCAACTCTAATT